GCTTGCTAGAATTGTATCAGGGTGCTGGCGGTATTCCTGGCAAGGGAACCCTCTCCACCGACAACGGCGGCTTATCGCAACTCAACGGATACGGAGACTTGAATGCTATTAGTACATACTTAGACGGTTTGTATAATGCCGCAACGCTGGGCAAAGACGCAAACGGTAATGTTCTCAGTTACGATTTGCCAACCCGTTTGAAGGCGATGAACGCTGCCGCCCAACAATTATTCGGTTTTGATATTCTCAATCCATGCGAATTAATTGTAGATAACGCCGATGGTTCGGTTGGAGTTGTAGCATCACCAATGTCTAACGTAACCGTTGAATGTTTACAATATTTATGGCTCAATACCGGCAGCGATAAGAGCCGTATGGGCTCTACCGGTACCATTTACGATTCAACATATGTGAATATACAAGATAGATTCAGTGGTTTGTTGAATACGGAAAGTACACCGGCCCGTCGTGCGCAGTACCCCTTCCAAACATGTCAGTTGACTGGTACAATGGCTCCAATTAAGAACGGACAGCCCGATAAAACGGTCATCAATCAATTAATGAGTCTATCCAGCCTTATGGAAATCCAGGACTTTTTCAATAATATTTTCCAGACTGCCAATAACTTCGGTGGTACATTTGATGCCGGTACAGCAGATAGAGCAGCGGCGCAAGCCAAGGCTATTGAGCAGTGCTACGGTTTCAAACAAGCAAAGGATACTACACTCGGTTACGGATGTAAATAAAAACTGTATTATATTTTTTCAATAATATATCGTTTTACGATAAACTATTGAATAAATAGGGATGATTTTTGGAGTCGTACTAGGATTAATTATTCTAGTCCTGCTGGCGGGACTCGCTTATTTTAGTCATAATTATTACTATAGCGAAGGATTCGCCGATTTACTTGACACCGAAACACCCTTTTTACGCTCTCAAGAGGTGACCTATCAAAATTACGAGAAAGGGGTGATAACGAATCCAGGCGTCAACGATATGACATCAGCATTAGCGGTCCCCGATATTTTTTTAGATATGGATAATGCTGACGCAGGTGTCTTATCAAAGCGTCTTGTTCCCGACCCTACAAACGGCTATACAAAATACGATGACGAATTCTGTCGTTCTGCTCTTCAACCGGCCAACTTACCCAGACATCTACGAGGGGCGAGAGACGGCTGTGGCTGGTGGTATGTAGACGACCCCTCTTTGACTTCAGTCGGTGTGCTCGGCACCCAGAGTGGACCGGTCTTTCAGGACGGTCTTGCCGGTGGTGGACGCTGGATTTGGGATCTCAACAAAGCCCAAGAACTTGAAGAGATTAAGATGTGTAAGCAAGTGACTGTATGCGACTTAATTGATACGAATGCCGTTCACGGACGCTGTGGATTCTGTCCTACATCCGGTTATGCCATACCCGTAAAGAGTGACGGAACAGAAAAATATATAAATAACGTCGCCGCAACTTGCGGAGTTCCAGTTCTTATGGACGGAATAGATTGCGAACGATACCGTGATAGAATGCGAGTTGTCACTGCCGCTGATGGAACCAACTGCCAGCGATTCGGCAAACCCTCAGACGACCGAAAACTTCGTATTTACGATAAAGATGAATGTGATAATTTTCAGGGTGTATTGTCCGCTGACGGTCAATGTACCAGCCCCATCGGCGTAAATTACAGTGAAGACTGTGCCGACCTTAATAGACCAACAACAAATCTCTGTCTTCCAGATGCGAACGGCCGACTCTCCACCTCATGCCTCGTCAGCATCGCCAAGGGTCTCGGTTATACCACTCGTGGTGCTATTATGCGTATTTTAAAAAGCAACGGCGAAATGAATAATACCGATCGCGTGGCAGCCGCACAATTAATGAATGTCGGCGTTGAAATACCTGATACAATTTTGAGCGGCGGAGAGGGTGCCGGCATTGGAACCGTCGGTGGCAAAATAGATAAACATACCGCCGCCAATCTGTATATGGCAATCAAACAGCAAATTCGTATCGGCATTCATAGTCGTGTAAGAAAAGCGGCCGAATGGTTTGTCGTCGGCACCAACGACTTTGACCCATGTAGTTTTGATAATGACGAAAAAGGTCCGTTCCCCCTCATATGCGTACAGGAATTATGGCGCACAAACGGTTGCCAAGCGGCCGGTAGTGAATATCCAAGAACCGACGCCGATTTGACAAAATACGGTTCCATGAGTTGGGGACAGTTAACCAACATGTTCAACTCGTTTTATAATTCAATGAGTGCTGGAGACGAAGCGGAGGCGCAAGATGCCGCAGTCAAAAAATGCCTCGGCATAGATGTCACTCGCACCACTCCTCCTTCCTGTACGGCTGTTAACTTGCCTGAGCCTTCCTACACAGATTTAGGATGTTGGGGCGATTACTTCACTCGTGCCTTAACCGGACCGCCTCAACAATACGGTTATACCGTGGAAACGTGTTATGAATTTGCGAAAACAAAAGGGGCAACACTATTCGCTCTACAGGATAACGGCTGGTGTGTAACGAATAACCCAGGCGATAACTATAAGTTATATGGTGCTATTACCGGCTCCTGCCCTACTCTTGGCGGACCCTGGAATAACCACGTATACAAGGTAAATAATTAATTTAGGAAAACAAAATAGAGACTACTAGATGAAAATCTGGTTAATTATAATTCTTGTAATTGTTGTCGGTTTGACAATTTTAACCCTTACAAGAACTTCAAAAACAAAGGCGATTGAAGGATTTGCCGGCGGTAATAGTTCTGTACCAACGATGGATAGCTTTTTAAATTCCATCTCCGGTGGTCCAGCCACTACACAGGGATTACAACAGACAGAAACTCCCTTTTTACTAAATGAAATGAACTACTTACAAAATGTGATTGGCAAGGAAGTGATGACGAATGCTGTGATGCCAAATTACGCAAATGTTATGAGCCCAGCAATAAATCAGCCTGATGTATATCTAAATTCTCCTGATGACATCACAGTGAATAATCTACAAACCGATAATAATAGTCAATTTACAACTGCCGATATTACGTGGTGTAAGTCGGCGAAGATGCCTGCCAATCTACCACAGCATGTAAAGGGGGCCGCTGTAGGCTGTGGTTGGTACTACATACCTAATCCTAATATGAGTTCCAGCGGTGCTCTCGGTCAGGCGGATGGTCCAATCTATCCCAAGGGTCCTAACAATGATGGTGTAAATGGTATTCCCAATTACGGCAACGGTCAGTGGATTTGGGATTTAGCAATCGCCAAGCAACTTGAAGAAATCAAGAACTGTGCTCGTATCAAGTCATGTATCGCCATAGACGCACCATCGGTCAGTGGTATTTGTGGTTTCTGTGCCTCCTCCGGCGTAGCCATTCCTGCCAACAGAGATGGAACAGAAAAATATACCAAGGATGCGAGTAGCCGTGGTATAACAGCACCTGCTGCCCTCTGTAATACACCTTTACAAATGAGCGGCGCCGAATGTAATAGACCTGCCCCCGCTCCCTACGTGGCTCCTTCAGGAATCAATTGTGGAACCTACGGACATCCCTCAGCCGATTACTCTATCCGTCTTTACAGCCAAAATGAATGTGAAAATCGCTTGAACGCCCAATGGAATCAGGATGGAACTTGTTTAGATTCAACTGGTACAAGCTTAAGTGCCACATGTGCGCCACTCAACGGCATCAAGCCAACACCACCTGGTCCCACCATCTGTACTCCAGATTCAAATGGTAACTTGAGTAGCGCTTGCTTAGTCTCACTTGCCCAAGCAGTTGGTCTAACTTCCAAAGGTTCACTCATCAAAATGCTTCAAACACGTAGCGACCCAGAACAACTGGATAAAATCGCAATTCAAATCGTAATCGGCCAAAATGTACCAGTGAATCCAGTTTTATACAAAGGTGGAGTTATAACTGTTGCTGATGCCATAGGAGCGTACGATAATATTTATAGTTTAATCAAGCAAGGTACCAGCTCTATTGCCCAGCAAGCGGCTATGTGGCTCTGTATCGGTACTACCGAATTTGACCCCTGCGATTTACCAGATGATACTCCAGGTCCCTTCATAGACCAGTGCGTCCAGCAACAGTGGCGTATCGCTGGATGCCAGCCTGCCGGTACTCAATACCCTTCTCAACAATCAACATTGGATGCGCTCAACGGACTCACTTGGGGCAAGGTGAAACAAATGTTTAAAAATACATATGATGCGATGTCGAATTCCTCCGATCCAGTTGATCAGGATGTTTCTGTCTTACGCTGCTTAGGAATAACCACCACACGTCAAACACCACCACCTTGCGTAGGAGTCTCAAGAGATGCTCTCATTCTCAACTTTGATAGCGCCGCATTTGGCACTTCTGCCGCCAAATCTGCCTACACTCAAACAGGTCAATGGGTATCTGTCAATACTCCATATGATGTAACTGTAGTCGCTTCAGGTACAAAAGTTTGCGATGATAAAGGAGTCCAATTTGACGGCACAACAGTTATGGGTACTCCTAATGTCGGTGCTACAGTCAAAGCGCTCATTCCTGCCGCCCCACCTCCACCAATCCTACAAACCGGTTTCTTACCAATCGGTGATGTCGGTATGGGTGTCTATTCTACCGAATATCATCAGCCCTCACCCGCATTTATCATTAACGCCGACCGTAGTGGCTGGCAACCCATCTTCAAACAGATGTACACTGAAATTCCATACGGTACAGTCTACAACGCCACCGTCAAAGGCAACAATTCAGGCATCGTTTATACATTCCCTGTCACAGCCAGCTCTGACGGCAACCAATTTTACGGTGTATTTGCTAATCCAAAAGTCACAAAACCCGATCCTATCTTATTCGTTCAAGATAGTGCTTTACAGATTACAATTCAAAAGGATGCCTCAGTTGGACCTGATGGTAATCCAACACTTCCTGTCAAGTCTGGCCTTGTTATGTGGTTGGATGCTGCGGATAAATCCACAGTTATCGCAAACGGAAACGCAGTCTCTTCTTGGAAAGATAAATCTATAAATGGAAATGATGTCAATCTCACTGGTGGAGGTGCCGGCTCTGTAACATATGCTCCTGGAACCTCACTCACATTTCAATCTGGAGGCATTCTTACAACAACGAATAAAATTAGTGTACCAGCTGGTACTACTGTTTTTGTTGTATGTCAATTCACCGCAATACCTCCAGCAGGTTTAGGTTACGTTTTTGATTTTGCTGATATGCATAACTGGAACGCCCCAGGTGATTTCAGTATCCGCTTTCAAACTCCAACTACACTCGGCGCATGGGATGATAACGATATGGGACGTGCTTTGTACTATGTAAACGGAAATGTATACCAGTACGGAAATGCGATTGGTGTCCCTGGTGGTTTTAATATCATCGCGGGTGTCACCAAAGAAGGTGGAGAATCACGATTCGCCTTGTCTACAACATTCTACGGTCGTTACTTTATAGGTCAAATTCAGGAAGTGATTGTCTATAACCAGCAACTATCAGATCCTGACCGCCAGGCAGTTGAAGGTTACCTGGCCTGTAAATGGAAATTACAGTCTAAATTACCCTCCTCCTCACCCTTTGCCTCCACCTGCCCTCCAGTTCCTCCTAGTGCCTCCGCTGCGCCAATCGGTGAAACTCGCGAAATCTGGATTAACCCCAACATTGATACATGCGAAATCTTAGCCATCTTTACCGGACCAAGTTACA